TTAGTAACCCAAAGAGCAACTCTCATATACATATGTTGAGGTCTTTCAACTGTTTTACCATTTGGTAATTTCAACAAATACATCTCAGATAAAGATTTCCATGCAAAAAAATCAAAATTATAATCATTTTCATGATTAATTATATCATCAATATTTTTACTACCGTAATTTTGTATAATTTGTATTAATTCTTCATTAACTACACCGTTTTCGTATAGTTCTTGGATTGTTTCACTGAAACTTGGGTTTGTTTCTTTATGGTAGGTAGAAATCGCAACTGAGGACGCCAATCTTGAATAATCATGATGACTTCCCGTATACGCCGCAGCTATCTCATATACCAATTTATCTAACTCCTTAGTTGTTATTTGACCTTCAACAGGTACTGATGTTATTACTTTGATGAATATTTCATCAGCATTAACATTTAATCCTTTAGCCGCCCTTTTTACACGGTTATAAATTTTTTGTGGGTTAAAAGAAACTTCATCACCACTTCTTTTTTTTATTTTTAAAGACATCATATCGTAATTATAATTAAAATTCATCATCAAATGAAATTGTTTCGTTCAATTTCGCCTTTTGATATTCAACAGTTCTTGACTCAAAGAAATTACCCTTAGTTTCAACGGCAATTTGTTCCATAAATTTAAATGGTTGTTCAACGTTGAATTGTTTCTTACAACCAAATTTAACTAATAACCCATCAACAACAAATTCTAAATATTGTTTCATTAAATTAGAATTCATACCAATTAAAGAAACCGGTAATGATTCTGTGATGAATTCTTTTTCAATTTCAAGTGCGGATAATAAAATTTCTCTTATTCTTTTTTCACTTGGTTTATTTTCAACATGATTATTTAATAAATGAATTGCAAAATCACAATGTAAATTCTCGTCTTTGAAGATTAAAGAATTTGCGTTACACAATCCTTGCATTAACCCTCTTGATTTTAACCAAAAAATAGAACAAAATGAACCTGAAAAGAATATACCTTCAACTGCCGCAAAAGCAACTAATCTTTCCTCAAAAGACGCATTTTTAATCCAATCTAAAGCCCAATTAGCCTTTTTCTGAACCGCAGGTAAATTATCTAACGCGGTGAAACATTTTTGTTTTTCATCTTCATTTGATATGTAAGTATCAATTAATAATGAATACATTAAACTATGAATATTTTCCATCATAAGTTGAAATCCGTAAAAGAACTTCGCTTCAGGGTATTGCACTTCTCTGTAAAAATTCTCAGCCAAATTTTCATTAACAATTCCATCTGATGCTGCGAAAAATGACAATATATTTTTAATAAAATATTGTTCATTTTCAGATAAATTTTCCCAATCACGAATATCATTCGTTAAATCAATCTCCTCGGCAGTCCAAAACGCGGCTTGATGTTTTTTATAATATTCCCATATATCGTTATATTCTATCGGGAATATTACAAACCTGTTTGGATTCTCTTTTAATATTTTTTCCATATTTTTTTATTTATTTTTGTTGTTCTCTTTGTTTTCTTTTTTCTAAAAGGTCTTTAACCCTATCTCTTTGTCTTTGCTCATTTTGTTCTTCTAAACCTAAAAAGGTTACTGAACTTTCGGTATCAATTTCTAACATACCATTGTCAAATTTGCAATTTTCGAACACAATTCCATCATCACCAATACGTGATTTAGTTACCGCAATAGTAGCTAATTTCATTTCTTTTTGTTGTAATGTTTTAGCAACTGAAATAATTACGTGACCAACTTGAGCCTTTTTAATTGACCCACCCATTTGGTCGGTAGTAACCACTTCTGAAGATATTGAACTTCTATTACCTTGTGTTGCCGTCCATCCAACTAAGTTTAATTCGTGACACATGGACTCAAATCCTCTCATTACAGAACCTTCAGACTTCCACTCGTCACCTAAATTTTTATCAGGTACTACACAGTCTATATAATCCAACAACACCATATCAAGTTTTATTCCGTCAGCAATCATTTTTCTGAGTTGATTTTTAATTTGTAACATGGTTAATGTATCAGAAGGTAACTTTTTGAGAATTAATTTATTCTCCATAGTATCTTTGATTTGTTGAACTTTAATCATTACTTGTTCTTTTTTCAAAGTCAACTCATCTGGATGAATCTTCGTCCATAAAGTTATGTGTTTTCTTTGAATAATTTTAGGATTATCTTCAAAAAATATTTGAATAACGTTGTATCCTAAATTATATGCGTGGTTCGAAATTTTAGTCAAGAATGTTGATTTACCAACACCTGTTGGTGCTAATATAACTCCAATCTCACCTTTGGCTAAACCACCTTTTAAAAGACGGTCGATTCCTGGAATACCCATAGGTATCGGATGTCTATAATCTTCGTTTAAAACCTCATCTAAATTAGAGAAAACGTCTGCCATTCCATCTTCTCTCTCCCCTACTTGTAACGCCTCTCTTACTAATTGTTCTAAAGTATCGTAATTTTCAAATTCCCCACCGTCGATTATTTTTTGAGCCTTAGACATGACTTTTTGTAATTCTTGTTGTTTACAAAACTTCATAGCTTTTTCTTGTACAAATTCCCCACCTTCGATTGGTGAATCTTGTATTTTTTTAATGGTATCAAGAACTATTTTAGAAACTGTTTCTTGTTGTAACTCAGCCTTTGTTATTTGTTCTAAAGTATCAAAAGTTGGGGTATGTTCGTATTTTGAATAATACTCCTTAATCATTTGTATGATTAACTTGAAGTATTTGTTTTCAAAATAATTGGTGTCTATTACGTCTATAATTGACCTTCCAAAGTCTTTGTCAATGATGATTTGGTTTAGTAATTGTATTTGGAAAGTACTTCCGAGATATTCAAAATTCTTATTAGACGCCATATTTTTTAGTAGTGTATTTTATAAATATTAGTGATTTGTCTTAACTCCGGCGAATTCAAACGTTAAATTTTCAGATGAAAAAATGTCAGTTAAACCGTAAAGTAAACTTTTTATGTGCGGACGTATGTCTACGGTGTATCTTATTTTAGGCGGGTATACTTTCGCATCGAACTGTCTATGACAAATTGTCACATCATTTTGTTTAATAAAAATGTTAAAATATTCCGGTCCGTCTATATATGACGTATTTAACATTTCAGGGTTACCCATAATTTCATAATTGTTGTCTAACAAATATGTTACTGATTTCATTTTGAATTCACGTTCCAATGTTTCTTTAAAATCTTTTATGAAATCATAAAGTTCATAAGAGTTTTTAGCTTTCGAATTGAAATCTCTAACATTGAAAAATCTTTGTACAATGATGTTATCGTTAACCATCATTAAGAATTCCATTTTTGTTGTTTCTTGGTCTTTCATACTTTTTTTTATTTGTTTGTTTGGTATTTCTTTTTTTCTTTTCTAGTTAATTTTAAAAATGGTTTTACGAAGTTTACCCAAGCGTCGTCACCTTTAGGTAGAAATTTGAAGAATCCGTCTTCCATCATCATTTTAATCAGATTCTTATAACCCCTTCCTTCAGGGTCTAAAGTTTCTTCATAATTTGATTTAACGATTTCTTTCGCTTGTTCACTAATGATTGGGTTTGATAAATCAACAATTTTTTCGTTGACTTCAAAAAATTCATTTCCGTATACACCTGTTTTTGTTTTACCAGTTAGTAAATTTTGTAATATTTTGTTGTCTTTGTCTTCTTTTAGAAGTTCTTCAGCTCGTTTTAAAATATCGGTAACTGAAGTTGGTTTTTCAAGTATTTCAGGAAATAATTTTACCAAAGTTTTTTCACCTAAATAATAAATTCCATCGATATTATCTGATTTATCACCTGATAATATTTTAAAAGTTTTTACATTAATGTGTGGAAATTCATGTTGGTCAATTTTAATCTTATCACCGTACTTGTAAGTTTGTTTTGCCGATGGGGAATAAATGGATACTTGTTCAGAAATAAGTTGAGTCAAATCTTTATCAGATGAAAATATCGTTTTTTGTTCATTGATTGAAATTTGACAATAGAAGGCAATTAAATCGTCAGCCTCATTATTGTCAACAATAATTTGTCTTACAAAAGTTTCTTCAAGATACTGTTTGATTCTTTGTTTTTGATAATTAGCAGAATATTCTTTATCTTCATTATAGACTGACCTACGGTTTTCTTTATATTGAGGATAAAGTAGTTTTCTTTCAAGTGAATTAGAATTTCCATCCCAAAATACGACTACTTTATCGAAATTTTGTTCTTCAATAAACCTTCTTAGTGTATTCATAAAGTGCCATATCGCACCTATATGTTTACCATTATGGTAATAATCTTTTACACCGTGAAAACCAATTTTAAATAAGTTGTTTCCGTCAACTAATAATGTTTTGAGCACTTTGAGTTTATTAAAGGGTTACTATTTTTTTACGATTCAACATCAGTTTCTTCAGTTTCATCAAGTAAAATTTCACCGGTTCCTGATAGGACTGCGTTCCAATAACTTGAGTACTGTTTTTTGTATTCTTCTAAAGCCTCTTTTGTGTCTGAAATATATCCTTGTGGTACCGCAATTATTTTACCATCATTATACCCTAAACCATTAACATGATTTTTGATAATTGATATTTTAGTTCTAATCGCATATCTAACAGTTCTACCATTTTTAGTTGCCGTAATGTGGTTAATACCAGCTTTCTTTTGATTACCAAATAAAAACACTAATGATGACGCCAACCAAAGTGCCTCGCCACCTTTTGCTTTAATTTCAGGTTGTCCAAAAGGGTTATCAGGTAAATCAACCCAAGGTTGGTTAACAACCACCATTGTATTATAGTACGGATATTCTTCTTTTTTGGATTTAGAAATTCTTGAGTGAACTCCCATACCTATTCTATCCGCCAATGCGGATGCGTTGTGCATTTTACCACCTTTACCTTCAAAAGTCATTTTACATGGAATTGAACCAACGGAATCCCATAAGAATAATAAATTATAAGGTAATTCACCTTTCTCTTGAGCATCTAATAATTCATTGATATAATCAGTCGCTTGTTCTATGTAGTCAAAACTATCATTAAAAATAAAATCTCCGTCCCACTCTCCGTCTGAATTTTGTTCAGCTTGTAATCCCAACTCAACTGCGTGTGACCAACTCCATTTTTTTTCTGTGATGATAAAAACAGGTAAATGTCCTTTTTTTTGAGCATCAACGCCTGCTAAAATCATAGCGGTTGTTTTGCTACTATTTGAATGTCCTAAAAACATGTTGATACCTCCCATAATCGGACCTGGTAATCCACAAGCCTCCATAAAAGCATCACCACAACTATAGTAACTTTCAGGTTTGTACTTAGTTTTAGTTGAAAACTTATCTTTTATAGATGATAAACTAATTTCTTTTTTCTTAATTGCCATGATTTAAATCTAATTCGTATTTGTAAAAATTTCTGATTGTTTCTAACTTATCTTTAGCATTCGCAATTTTCTCAACTAATTTATCCATTTCTTCAATATGTTGAGGGTGTTCTCCAATCGCAACTGGATTATTAAAATACACCAATAGTGACGCTTCAGAATCGGCCATTTGTGATTGATACTTCAATAATAAAGCATCGTACATTTTTCTTGTAATTTGGTCTTGTTTTTTCATAATTTTAAGTTTTGTATTAAAAAAAAACATAGACACCAAAATATAGTCAGTGTCTATGTATTGTGAATTTGATTAGAAAGGCATATCTGAATCTGGTTCAGCATCCTCTTGTGGGTCTTTTACTGATTTACTACCACCAAATGAAACAGTTTCTTCGGTAGAGTTTCCATAAACGTATTTACCTGCGTCTGAATCCCAACGTGGAGTTTCACCTCTTGCAATTGCTTCAAGATATTCTTCAGGTTTTTTAGAGTAAACATCTTGCCAAGTTAATTCATCACTTAACCATGATTCCATAGTTTCCTTATTATCGTGAACAGGAGTTGGGTCATCGTGCATAATTGTTTGAATAACTGTATAAGTTGCGCCTTTTGGTGTCTTAGCTTTTGTCAACTCAAGTATGATGTCTCGACCTTTTTCTGAGTCAGTGATATCACCTTTATTTCTCCAAATTGGAATAATTTTATCAAGAATTCCTTCGTTTTTGTAATTGTGTTTGAATCTCCAAAACTTAACGCCATCTTGTTCATTATCTCTATCAATAACTTTAACGATATAGAATTTACGAGCTTTGTATTGTTTTGCCAATTCTTTATCAGAGTCTTTACCTGTTGACATAAGTTCTTCATGAACTTCATTCAATGGTGAACGTTCATTATCATTTTTTCCTGGGTCGTAAAATTTTTGCCATTTACCATCCACTTGGATTTCATGATACCAAACTTCTTTGAATGGGGAAGTTCCGTCTTTTGTAGGTAGGATTCTTAATTTTTTCTGACCTTGCTTTTCATTATCTTTTAAAATTGCCGCAAAGTATTTTTTCATTCTTTCGTCTTGAGACATTTTAGAGGTAGAAGAAGACCCCTGTTTTGAG